CATATGATGTTCTTAATTTGTTCTTTAATTTGTTCATTGTTCTATTTACTTGCCTTTCACGGTGGTTTGTGTTATATTGTGAATGTTCTCTCTGTCGCTGATGAATGGCCTATTGGAAACCTCTCGGAGGCGCCGGAAAACTCTTAAATACTCGTATACTCTCTTATAAATCTCCTAGTAAATCATCTTGTAGGTAATCACTGTCTGCCTCATATATGTTTAATACGGACTGATCGTGTTCTTTCTCGTTCACACTACTATTCTCTGTTTCTATTTCATATGATGTTCTTACGGCGTCCTTCATACATTTAAGGGACATCTCGTAAGTTTCTGATTCTGTTGATATGATGTGTTTTACACCCATGACAAGGTAACGGCCTGACCAGTAAGGATTCTGTTTTGGTAATTCTTCTTCTCCTAATGGTTTCATAGAAGGCATTTCAAAGTTAATGATACAACCTGCTGTGATTAAACTATTACCATATACTTGTAGGTTTAGATTGACATTTCGTAAAGCAAGTCGTTGTGATAGTCGAGCCTGTAGATAATTCTTTGGTCTTACTATCTCATAGTTATCATGTATCTTACTTGTATTGGTTGATGTCATTAATTTGGCGTTTGCCTTTTGTGATAGATCAAATGATTGACCATCGAATTTAGAATAAGGCAGTAAAGCCTTTTCAGCTGATTTGGCTCCGTCATCATGTTCAGTGTGGAAGTATTCACCAAAACTACTGATATAGTCAAAATTTGTTTCTTCTATTGTCTTATTAAAACTATCATGTGTAATGAGTTTGTTTGCATACATACCCTCATTTAAATTAAATAATGTGTTGGCAGGCCGTTCAAAGTGATAACCTAATACACTTTTTAAACCTTTTTCTACATCTTGGTCTTGTGCGTTTGATATTTGATAGTTGTATTTAAATATGGCAGGCCTTGCTACTGAACCACCAAGTGCCAACATTGACTCTATACTTCTAAAATGAAATCCAGATGGTGTTTCGTAAAATAGGTAACCAGCATTGTTATATGATCCTGAAATAGACCTCTCACTCATTAGATTGATGGCGTTTAATGGTTTTCTATTTGGTATTACAAACTTGGTGTTTGTCTTTGTGGGTTCAAACAGAAATAGTTTTTTACTGTTTAGGCCATCCCTATCTCTTATTATCTTCTCTACACTCTCCTCAATAGGGCCAGAATATGCTTGACTTACTCTATTAAATGAGTTATAAAACATTTCTTTTGAACAGAATTGTAGATTGTAAAATTGGGCTCTTGGATTTGTTGGATCTACTTTAACACCTTCAATCTTGTATATGTGGAAAGGGTGACCACTGTCTTGTATGGCGTTCACTCCTGGCATCCCAGGTGTATTAAATGATAGTTCTAATTTTTCTAAACCTGTAATAGGTAGTACTGATCTTATATCTTGTGAGTCTTTTATGATTATATTACCTGACATGAAACCATTAAATATATCTTCGGTAAGTTCTATTGTTACCACAATTGGTTTTATATTGTATTCGTATAGTCGGCCTTCACTGTCGTTCTTTCTATAAGAAAGTATCTTAACAGTTTTAAGGTTGTAATCACCAGGTCTGTGTATAATATTTGGATTATTTGATTGGTCGCTCATTCATTACCCATTAATTAATTTATTAAATTCTTCCTCAAAGGCTGGTAAGTATGCTGGGTCTAATAGTTTGATTTGTCTTTTTTCTGATTGTAGTCTATTTTCATATTCATAATTAGTTACTGCTTCAGCACCTGCCATGTCGCTGTTCACCTCAATTCTATGTGAGTAATCTTCAGGACCATTTGATGTTGTTCTACCACTTGATTGTGTAATCTCATAATGGTGTGCTGTGCCTGGATTTGAGTATTTACTTTTTACATATACCTCAAATGAATAATCACTTAATGGCCAACCGTAATATCGGTCTGTTATATTGTTTAATATTAAAATGACATAATGATACTTGGCGTCACCATATATCTTGTATGCTAGAGATTCTGGAGTTTCACCGTTTTGTACATCATACTTGTCAAATAAAGTAGAACCATCTTTTACGGCACTTCTAATCTTTACTCGTCTTAATAGATCAGTTACAATTTTTAAATTGCCTTTGCCATCAATATCGTACAGCATTTTTGGAAATTTAGAAAAAAACATTAATATCCCTCAGCTATTTCTTTTTTAGTTATAAATTGTGTTTCAGTAAACTCTAATGTCATTTTTGTGTTTACAGGTGGAGCACCTTTGGCACCAGGTCTAAATGTACTAAACTGTTCGCCTGGTCCGTACTCAACATTCATATCTTTTAAAACACAACGACTAATTTTGTTTAAGTATTCATTCTCTAGTCCAAGGTAAGCATAATGTATTTCAAATTCAGATGGCACTTTAAACAATCTACCACCTGCTCCTTCAACCATGCCAGGATGCATATGATATTTGAATAAGAATATAATTTTATTAACATCTTCCATTTCATCTTCGTTCTTAGGCCAAAAATCAAATGAATAACTAAATGATCTAAAGTTAGGTTTTTCAAAAAATTGTTCTTCGTGTGGGTTAAAGGCAACACCAACTGACTTCGATATTAACTGTGCTGGTCTACCCATTTCTAATGACTCTCCAACTTCGTCTATTAATTTTTTACCATAACTGGCTCCTGCTCCAACTCCACCTTTTAAAAGTGTTTTTAAAGAATCTGCTGTGCTAGCAGCGTCTGAGGAGTCACCAACTGCTTTTGCTATTGTACCAGCACTATCAGTTCCTTGAACATCATATGCCATTGAGTAACTAACTTTAACACCTGGTGGCATATAGATTGATATGGCCGCTGTCGCTGTTTTGTGTGTTACTTTTTTTGCTAACACTGAATTTTCTGTTTTGATTGCTGTAAATGGTTTTGGAGTACCAGCGCCTGTAGCCAACCCTCTAATATTACTAAAAAGTCCACCTCTTTTACTTGGAGGGGCACCGCCGCCTCCTGGATTTACTTGTAATCCAATTTTACCGGCTGCTTTTACATCACCCTCTACGTCACCAAATTGATTAGTCATAGCATAAAATAATATGTAATGACCTAAACCTTCTGATTCTAAATCTCTTGGATATGATATATGACTAAACTGTAGTGGATCTGTTGTTGCTTTAGCAATAGGTGAGTCAGGTACTTCAAATGGCGACTTCTTTAGTAGTTGAGCAGCCACTTTTGCTTGATTGCCTGATACACTATTTGCAAAACCAGACTTAAAAGCACTAACACCGTTAATTGCTTTATTGGCAAAACCAGTTGCCATACCTTTTAAATGTGAAGATGCTCTTTTTAACATGTGATAAATAACCTTTGTATAGTAATATTTATAATGAAAAAAAGACAATCGTATAAAGGTATTTACAGACCAATCAATCCAAGCAAATACGCTGGTGACCCAACAAGAATCGTCTATAGATCGAATTGGGAAAAGAAATTCATGTTATATTGTGATAAAAACCAAGATATAATCTATTGGGCAAGTGAAGAATTGGCTATACCCTACATCAATCCAATAACCAAGAAACGTCACAGATATTATCCTGACTTTATCATAAAGACCAGAAAAGGCAAGCGTTATATGATAGAGGTAAAACCACTAGCACAAACTAAACAACCTAAACCTAGACTAAAGAAGTCAAGAGCATTTATGATGGAGAGTTTGGAGTATATCAAAAACGTAGCCAAATGGCAAGCCGCTGATGTATATTGTAATGATAATGGATTAGAGTTTAAAATCTTTACTGAAAAAGAATTAGGTATCTACTAGACGTGTATATTATTTGCTTGTTTATCAAAGTAACTATCACCTGAACTTGTATTAAGAGGTACTGAGGTTACACTAGTTTTAGCAACATTTGTACTTGTGTTTATACTTGATGGTTGATTGTTAACAACTGTAACATTTGCTTGACTACCAGCACCATCACCTTTTAAATCTCTTTTATTTACATTTGGTTTTAATTTATTATTTACTGCCTCATCATATGACGCTTCAGTCATACCTTCAGCAGCTAACATACTTTTTTGTGTTTCACTTCTTTCACTATCTAAGTCGCTTAATTTAGAAGCTTCATCAAAAG